TCTTATAAGATTTTATTAATTTCTTTTAGCTTCGACAATCTCTTTGATTTTGTCCTCAGCCATGACTGCCATAATTTTATCGGCATTCTCGATGGAATCGGCATAACCCTCTGAGATAAGAAAATCAAGAACGATGTCGTATGCTTCTTCGAGCTTCTCACCTTCTTCCTCAAAAGAATTAGCAAGTTTTACCATGCTACCAGGAAGTATGGGGCCTTTAGCTTTAGCAGCGGCATTAGGTACACCAGCATCAGCAGCCTTGTTAATCTTCTGCTGTCTTCTAGCAGAACTTCCACCAGTGCTTCCTACAGTGAAACTAATTTGTTCAGTGAGGGGCTCTGCTTCAAATTCATCGCCAGGTTCTTGTTGTAGCATCTTATGGTAGGTATCCATAAGACTTTTGAGTTGTGGATCGTCCATGGGTATCTTCTGAGTTCTTATAAGAACTATTTAGTAAAACCCGCCCCCTAAGCTCGCTATTGACAAGGATAAATAACGGTGTTAGAATCTTATAGTAAACCTTTTGAATTGGTATGGCATCAGGATTTAAAGTGGTGGCGAACGAACCGCCTGAAAAGTCGAAGGAAGAGTTTGACATCGATAAGGCAAAGGAAATGCTCAAAGGGAAGGCAATTGTCTTCTGTATGCCTGGTCGCGGTTGCTCTTACACCTTCCTAAAAAACTTCGTTCAAATGTGTTTTGATCTAGTGCAAATGGGCGCTAGCATTCAAATCTCACAAGACTACAGTTCCATGGTGAACTTTGCCCGTTGTAAGTGTCTCGGTGCAAACGTTCTCCGCGGGCCTAATCAGGTTCCCTGGGACGGCAAACTCAATTACGACTATCAGCTCTGGATCGATAACGATATCGTCTTCAACACCGAGGCTCTGCTTCGTCTAGTCTATATGGACAAGGACATTGCTGCTGGCTGGTATGCAACCGAAGACGGTCATACGACCTCTGTTGCTCACTGGTTGTCTGAAGAAGAATTCAAGAAGAATCGCGGTGTCATGAACCATGAGACCGTTGAATCGATTCAAAAGCGTAAGAAGCCCTTCACCGTTGACTACACTGGTTTCGGTTGGGTTCTGATTAAGAAAGGCGTGTTTGAATCTCTCACCTATCCTTGGTTTGCTCCTCAGATGCAAGTCTTTGAATCTGGTGAAGTTCAGGATATGTGTGGTGAAGACGTTTCATTCTGTCTCGATGCTATCAAGGCTGGTTTCGAGATCTGGTGTAATCCTCTGATTCGCGTTGGACATGAAAAAACCCGAGTCATCTGATCGATTTGCGATCTTCATCAAAGACAATTTACATGCCGATGACCTCACCTATGAGGAAATGGGCAACATGTTAATGGATCTGGCACAAGATTTTTATCTTGATGGTGAACCAGATCCCAAAGATATTGAAGTGAAACTTAAACTAGGAGACGAATATGGCAAAGCGCCCTTCATTGACCAACGGTAAAAAAATTGAATCAAAGCCCAAGTGTACTCGCCAGGGCAACAGCAAGAATACTAAATATGCTGCAACGAGCCGTAATAAGGCTAGGAAGGCATACCGAGGACAAGGTAAGTAACATGTACATCACAGAGGTCAATCAGGAGTGGGATCTTATTCACCCTAAAGACCTCTGGGTATACAATAAACTCTTTCTAAGTCGGGTTTTGGGGTATAAGTGTGGGCCTGCTGGCACCACCGTCCCCAGACCCGACTTTTATATTGTCCGTCCATCCTTGAATTTACTTGGAATGGGTCGTGATGCTCGAATTGTTAAGATAGAAAACAGTACAGACGACCTACATCCATCAGAATTCTGGTGTCAGATCTTCAAAGGAGACCACATAAGCGTTGATTTTCGCAATAAGAAGCCAGAATTGGTTGTAATGGGTGAGCGTCATCATGATAATCCACTATATAAGTGGTTCAAATGGTCTAAAATTGACAAGAAAGTTGAATTTCCTTCAATTTTGGAGGATTTGGCTGGAGATTATGAGTGGATTAACTGTGAATTCATTGGAAATCAGTTAATTGAAGTCCATTTTAGACGAAATCCCGACTTTAGACATGGCAATTCTGTTGCCATACCTCTCTGGAAGGGTGAAAAAGTTCAAGATTTGCCAGATTATGAGTATATTGAGGACTCTGATTACCTAAGGCAGGGATTTTACATTGATAAGGGATAGAAACCCCTCTAAAAGTTCTGATTTTTCAACAAATCAGGAGAATTTCATGCAACCCGACCGAAACAAAGAGTACATGAAGCAGATGTGGGGCACTGATCGCCTCGTTACTGACTATGGATCAATGAAACAAGTTGACATTTACGAAGAAAAGCGTAAATTTTTGCAAGAAGTGATGGATTATGAAGAAAATGAGAAGAAAGTTAATGATCCACCCAACGATAGAATGTCAAGACCATGTGGAGGACAAGGTGGTTTTGATGATTATGTAGAGCGTTGGCACTAACTGCCTAAATAATCTAAAAGTCTGTCTATATCAATGCCAACAAACATATCAAGGGCTTTTAGAGACATCAGTTTATCATTCAAAAAACACCCAATCACCAATGACATTGTAGTTCTTAGAAATGAGAACGCAATCAAAAATTCGGTGATTAACTTGGTACGGACAATTGTTGGTGAGAGATTTTTCAATAATCGTATTGGAACGGTAATCGAAGACTCATACTTTGAACTACAGTCACCAGAAATTCAAGTTCAGCTTGAGAATGAAATCAAATCAACTCTGAACAACTTTGAACCAAGGATTGATTTAAGGCAAGTTAGAGTTGCATTTCCTGTTGATAGTAACGACCTTGAAGTCGGTGTAGTTTATGACATCGTTGGTCTTTCGACTCCCGTACAAGATATTACGTTTATCCTACAACCAACAAGGGTATAATGGCATTTACTCAATTCACAAATCTAGATTTTGATCAGATAAAGAGATCCATTAAGGATTATATCAGGTCTAACAGTGAGTTCACTGATTATGACTTCGAGGGATCTAACCTGTCGATCTTAATTGATACGCTTGCCTATAATACCTACATCACTGCATATAATACCAATGCAGTTGTTAATGAAGTCTTTCTTGACAGTGCAGTTCTAAGGCAAAATGTTGTCTCCCTAGCAAGAAATATTGGTTATGTACCCCAGTCAAAAAAGGCTGCAAGGGCTGTTGTCTCCATGTTGGCTGACGTACCCACTAGCGGCATTTCAAGCACCACACCGACGCTTACACTAAAGGCTGGTGTGGTTGCTACAGGTGCCGCTAATGACTTGAATTACTCATTCTGTGTACCAGAAGATATTACGGTTCCAGTATCTGATAATATCGGCGCATTTACTAATATTAGCGTCTATGAAGGTGCATTTGTGAAGTCATCGTTCACCGTTGACAATTCACAACCAGATCAAAAATTCATTCTACAAAACCCTGGTATTGATCTTTCAACCCTAGTCGTAAAGGTAAGACCTTCTGAGGGTGATCAGATCAGTGAGGAGTATACTAAGATTGATAATATTGTAGGACTAACCACAACTTCTAAAAATTATCTCGTACAAGAAGTTTCAGGCGAAAAATACGAGTTGATCTTTGGTGATGGAATCATTGGCAAAAAGCTTGAAAATAACAATTTCATCGAAGCCACCTACATTGTCACAAATGGAAAAGACGCTAATGGTGTTACTAACCTTTCATTTAATGGAGTTCTCCTCGATAGTAATAACAGCTTTATACCTCAAACATCACTTACCATAAACACCTCTGTAGCCGCTGCAGATGGTGCTGACATCGAATCAGTCGCATCAATCAAAAACTACGCTCCTAGGCTCTATTCCTCGCAGTACAGAGCGGTTTCAGCTAATGATTACGAAGCGATTATCCCAACCATCTATCCCAATGCTGCATCAGTTTCTGCGTATGGTGGTGAAGAGCTAGATCCACCTCAATTTGGTAAGGTGTTCATCGTCATCAAACCAAAAAGCGGTTCTACAATCTCTCTATTCTCCAAAAAGGAAATCTTAAGAGATCTTAAAAAGTACAGTATCGCTGGTATTGTACCAGAAATAATTGATCTCAAGTATCTCTATGTTGAATTAGAGTCTTCAGTATATTACAATCCTAATATGATTAGTGATGTAAGCAATCTACAAAGTCAGATTGTTTCATCTC